CGCGGGTTGTGAAACCCGAAGAGGAGAAAACAACTCCCCCCTCCCTCCCTACGGAGGCAGTGCCAATTGGCTCGGTAACGGGTCAAATCTTCTAATCTAAATGGTTGGAAGGCGATCGTGTGACGACCTGATCACATGGCGCTGATACCAGGGTAGGAGCCCGGATCACAATCCGCGAATTTAAAGGGGAGCTCCCCCGGCCTTGCCAGGGTTAACGCCCACTAGGTAGCTATCCCGTGCTATTAACACCATACTATAATATAAGCAATGTTTTACCTATACTATAACATGATGCTTTCGCATCGGGTGTATTCCCCTTCTCACTGCCACTTCCTTCACAGATCATTGTCTGCGTCGGCTAGATCACTTCGACCTTACGAGGTTTGGAGTGCTCTCGCCCGTAAAGCTGGGTTCTCCCCGGAAGAAGTACTAGATGCTTCAACCCTGGGTGCCTATGTCGTAGTAGACCCAATGAACAAGTCTGCGCTTTTAGCAGTTTCCCCTGCGTCCTACCAAAAACTCCTAGGACAAGTGCTGGCCCGTGAAGATGCTTCACTAGTGTTACTTTTATCGCCGTTGGATGAGCGTGAACCTGGCGTCACGGGAGCTTCCTCCGGTAACAACCAAAATTCCCCCACAATAGATACTGTGGACCAACTGGCCGATGCGATCTCAAAAGGTCGTCTCAGCACCAAATTTAAACCGTATTCACAAGATTTTTCTTTTCTTGCTTATCAAGGTATTGGTGTGAGAGTTCGAGATGGTAGGCTCTCCTTCACGACACCCGCGGAATTTCTTAGGATCTTCCAAAGGTGGGCTACTCGCCTTTACTCGTGGTCAGGACTGTCGCGGACGCATAAGTTCCGGAGAGGACTGTACTACACACTTCGAAATTTGTTACCTATCTTAGAAACACAGGGGCCCTATGGGCTTGCCCTGTACCTCAAAGCCTCTTACCAGATAACCCTAACCTTCCTTTCGGGAAAGAAAGTAGGGCACGGGTTCACTCAGACCGGGGTCCCTGTTCGCTTAGCGAATGGGTTACCAGCGTTCCTTCCACCTTCGTGGAGATCAGCTATCCGGACTGGGTCTAGTAAGTGGATTAGAGTAATCCTTTCTCTGCTTTACACATATAAATCGTTCGATAGCGCACGAAGCAAAAGCCTAGGCGCATTCAAAACGGTTTTATTACCTCCTATTACTGCACTCCCTGAGAGACATCCCTTTCGAGATTTCGTAGAGATTTTTCTACGCTGGAGGATCAAACCTATCGATCCCAAGGTTTTGAGACCGACAGAGCTCCCTCTCTCTGTACGGGCTGGTGTCACGTGTCCAATTGCCTCCCTAGAAATAGGTGCGGTTTCTTGGGCGTGGCAACAGAGGTACATCCCTCACACTCCTTTCTTCTCAACGTTGACTCACCCCTTTACTTGGCTTTACGCCATCGGGGCGTCTAGTTGGGTAGGGGAGATTCAAGGGTGGGCTGCGCAGTTTGCGGCAGGTTTTTACGACATTCCGTATACTATTAAGTTTCCACCTTACCTCGGTCGCCATCTCCGATTAGTTAACGCGTTGAAACGCAGAGGTTTAGAAAGTATTAACCCCATTGTCTCTAAGCTCACTTCTCGGTCTTTAGGAGGGCCCATCATTCGTGATGTGTCCCCTATGACTTCGAGTGGGTGGAAAGAACTGGAAGCGAGAGGAATCCCGATTCCAGTTGGAAGGCATGTTGTATTGAATGAAGCATGTGGTAAAACACGTGTGATTGCTATCTTTGATAGCATTCGACAGTCGATCTTCAAGCCTCTTCACAATGAGCTATTCAGAATTATTTCTGAACTTTTCCCAACCCAGTCAGTCCTATATAATCAGACTGATGGTGTTAGGAGCTTTGCGAAAGTACCATCGCGAACATATTTCTCTTTTGACATCTCGGCTGCGACTGACACTATAAGCCGTGACTTGTATGCACCGATGATGGATTACCTCATCGGCCCTAAACTACGGAAGTTATGGATCGGTCTCATGACTGACCATCCTTTCTTGGAATGGGGCGAGGGTGTGGGACGAATATCCCGTATCCAAGACGCGACGAGTCGCACTTATGGTCGAGGTCAGCCAATGGGGGGGTACTCGTCATTTGGTGCCCTTGATCTTCTCCATCATCTGATGGTCCAGTATGCTGCCTACCTTGAGGGTAAGCTTCACCTGGAATCAAGGGATGTCTACCAGGACTATCGGATCCTGGGTGATGATATAGTACTTAGTGATACTTCCGTTGCCAGCGCCTACTTTGATAACTGTGCGGAGTGGGAAATTCCGATTTCCGTAAAGAAATCATACATTTCGGAGAAAGGGTTCTTCACTTTCGTATCAGAAAATTTCAAGGATGGTGTGTGCTTGTCTCCCATCTCATTGAAGGCGGACTTCAGTAGTAATACTTTAGCGAGTCGTTTAATGTTTGCTTGGGAGGTAATGCAGCGCGGATTTGGATCTTTAACCCCCACTGGTACAGCAATCGGTCTAATGCGGATAATCCTTTCCAAAAACCAATTTAGATTAGAGGTATCTAGGATGGAACGAGGTTCGCTGAGTGCAGTCTGCCACCATGTCGCTAGTGCCCTCCATCTGTTCGTTAGAACGTGGGAAGGGTGGACAGTAAGTCATTGGGTCCGTAATACGGTTGTTCCAAAAACTATGTCGGCGATCATGGCTACAGATGCAACTCTGACGAACGAAGAGCAAAATTTCGTGATGTGTATACTCCGTGCACTTCTCTTTGCCCGCCGTTGGGCTTTAGGCAAGATTTACCTGAGAGAATCCTACTCGCGTAATATGCGCGAGCGGGCCCCTCAGGGTCGTGCATGGTTCTACACCCACTTTGAATCCCAATTCCCTCTGATTGACCGGCTTCAGACTGCTGTAGAATCTCTTCTACATAAGAATGAGGTCAGCCAACAGTGGATTGAGGACGCTTACCAAGCTCTAATGGACTCATATCAGGTTTTACCTGTTCTGAGTGCTACCCCATTGTATGGGAAACCACTAGAGTTTGTTGTAAGTAAATATTGTACCTCCGATCGGAAGGACGATTCGTGGTTACGAAAGTCATCACTTCAGACCGTCGATAAAGCGCATTTCGCAAACCTTATCATACAGGATATATTTACCCTGTACAATAATGACACGTATTTCAACTCAGTTCTCAAAGGTCTTACTACTCCGTATGCTCCGAAAGGAGATTTCGAAGAGAAAAACCTTCCGACTAAGGAAATTGTCGTG